CAGGATACCGATCCTTCGCGGATCTATGCGCCATACGTGCGAGCCGTCGAGGATTGGGAGTTTAGTCCTACGGGATTGATCCTTGTTGGCCCTGCAGGCAAAGGAAAGTCTCGCGCTGCTTGGATGCTCATCAAGCGGTATACGCTCGCAGGCAAGCGTTGCTTTGGAGTGACGGCCACTCAGCTTGCCAAGTTTGCTGCCGATCAATGGCATTCCCGTGCGGAAGAGCGCAATAAAGCCGAATATGTGATCCAAGAATGCAAGTCATGCAGCATCCTGTTGCTTGATGATCTAGGCAAACAGAAGTTCACAGAACGCGCTGAGCTAGAGTTATTCGACATTCTGGAATACAGAACGTCCCACAAGAAGCCGACCATTGCGACGAGCAATGCGGACGGCAAATCATTCAGGCAAATGCTTTCGGAAGATCGCGGAGAACCGATCCTTCGTCGCCTTCAACAGTTCTCCACCACAATACATTACAAATAAATATGAATACATACGATGGAAGTTACTACGGGTTCCCCCTCAAATCGCAAGATGACAGCGAGGAAGATTGTCGCCGCACTTCATGGTCTGTGCTGGTTGATGGCAACTGGCATGAGATCGTTTGCTGTGCGCTTGATTGGCGCGAGCATGATGCAGCAGATGGATTGATCAAGATCCTCTCCCGCAGCAAGCACCGTACTGAAACGCTCGTAACTGAGGCGCTGGCAGAAGCTCAGGAAATTGCAGGCAACGAACCGAACAACAACCGCATCCGCATCATCTGCAAGTTGCTGCAGGAAGCCATCAACATGGAAAGGCCAAAACAATGCGTTATTGCAAAATAGGATCTATCCCAATCCATCGCTACGTCATCGTGGATACTGCATTCACGCATGAGAAGTCTATCGGATGGCAAGAAGCCATGTGGGTAGGCATCACGGCGATACCGGGTCGCGCTTGGGGTATCAACGTCATCTTCCGTCTAGGCGGCATGATGTACCGAAACATCCCGCCCAACGCGATTGCCTTTGACCGATCAATGCAATTCGCTTGGAACATCGATGATGCTCAGGCATGGAATTGCTACAGCTATGACTTCGTCACGCTGCAAGATCCTGTGCTCGACGGCATGAGAGTGAGCGCCAAGACCAAGTCAGGAATCCATGTTGGCCGCTACTTGTTCAGCACCACTCATCTGAATGATGGATGGAGCGATGCTCCCGATCAGGACAAAATGTTTATATGGTGTGCTTTGGACAATGGCCGCATGACAATACAGCCCAATAATCACGTTATATTTCAAGATTCGTCCTACGTGATCGACGCGCAACCAATCCCCAAACTCATCTTGCAGGAGACAGTTTATTCTGTAGACGAACGCCAAAACTACCGATATGATTTTTGAAGATATCGATGAGCCTTATGAAGATCCAAAAATATGCGTCTTTATGGGATCACAATTTACTTCGATGATCACTGCAGCATTTGGACATATCAGCAAGTTTGTTCCTTGGCAGCAGGCGCTGCTGCAGGCTGTGCCGATGATGGATGCTGACAATACAAACTACACGTTCACGATTGCGCCATGATCCCTGCGTTCACCAAAGTAAATCGGTACGTATTTGATTCGGATGCGTATTCGTGGTCGCTGCCAAGCGGTACGACTTGCCCCGGCGCTGAGAAGTGCCTCGCCATCGCTGATCGCAACACGGGCAAAGTCTGGAACGGCCCGAAGCAGGAATTCCGCTGCTACTCCGCCGTGACTGAGCGCTACCCATCCGTGCGTAATCGCCTGTGGACGAACTTTGAAGCCGTCAAGGGCAAGACACCGCATCAGGTCTGTTCGATCCTGACTCGCGCCAAGCCTAAGAAGATGAAGCGCTGTCGCGTCCACACTGCAGGAGACTTCTTCTCGCAGACATACTTCGACGGATGGCTGCTCTTCGTCATGGAGAACCCTGACATACACTTTTGGGCATTCACTAAATCATTAACCTTTTGGGTTAATCGTTTAGGCCAGATCCCCAAGAACCTTGTCCTGCAGGCGTCCTGCGGCGGCAAGCATGATCACCTGATCCAAACCCATAACTTGAAGTACGCCAAAGTAGTGTGGAGTGAAGATACGGCAGATAAGCTCGGCCTTGTCATCGATACCGATGACTATTTGGCCGCTTATGGCCGCTCACCCTTCGCGCTGCTGGAGAACTTCAGCAACAAGAAACCCAAGCAATGAGTCTCTACGAGAACATCAATAAGCGAAAGAAAGCTGGAAAATCACGCTCTAAGTCCAAATCGACAATCGATCCAGAGACGTGGAGCAAAATGAAAAACAAACGTGGTGGATTCTCCGTCAGAAAGATGGTGTATTCGCCCAAGAAAGGAAAATAAATGCCTAAACAACCTAAACCTAGCAAACTGATCTTCATGGTGAAGACTGCCAAACGCAGGACGCAGCCTGAAGAATTCAAAGGTGAACTCAAGATGGAACACGAACAGTGCCATGCTTGGTATAAATACATCAGCGGCGAACTAGCTAAGATCGCAAAGGTGCTGGAATCGCAGACTTGGCCCCCCGGTCATCATCCGCAAGTTAGCCTCACACCGCAACCTGAAGCCACACCAGCACCTGTGGCGGCACAAGACAGCAACCCGTTTGAAGAATAATCATCAATATGAGCGACAATAAATACATCGATCAAGTAGGCAGCTTCCTCTGCACCGTCAAACGTCCTCCCAACGGATGGCTAGACGAAACGCAAAGCGGCACACCATTCATCCGAATCCCCTGCATCGTCACAGAAGCAGGCGACCAGTACCGCAGGGAAATCGTCTGGCGCGGTTACCTCAGCGAGAAAGCCAAACCCCGCACCGTCGAAGCGCTCATCAGGGCATTCGATTGGAATGGTGATTGGGATGACCTCGACTCGTTTGCAGACATTGAAGTCATCATCGTGACCGAAGAAGAGGAATACAACGGCAAGACCATGATCAAGGCCAAGTGGCTCAACAGCCTGACCAACAAAGCCAAGGCTGAAGTCGCTGACCGTCTGCTCGCTCGCATGAAGGCTGAGGACAAAGGAGAAAGCACTTCCATCGCTCAGCCATCTAGCAAAGCCGCTGATGCCAAGGCTAAGGCCATGTCCTCTAAGCCGAAGCAAGAGGAAGAGGAACTAGCCGACGATGACATTCCGTTCTAGAGGCTAATTTGGTATGTATGGAGCAGCAGCGCTGAAACAGCAAGTGACTGCGTAGGCGCTGCTGCTAATACCAACACAATTGAATTATAATGAGCGATAAAGAACCCATCCCAACGTCAGAATACTGCGTCCACGGCAAGCTCTACGGCGATTGCAATCCCTGTGACCTCGCTGCCGATTTGGCCTATGACCAGTTTTGTAAGGAACCCACTCCCCTCATCATCGATGAAAAAGCTCAGCCCAAAGCAGAACCCCACACTCCTTGATGTCCCGTCCCTATGGCAGGAAGAATGGCAGGATATGCCTGAATTCGTCATGGAGGATCTCCGCCCCTATCGCGTGATCAACGTGCGCTTCCGTAATGAGGAAGACGTAAAAGAATTCTCGCGCCGTATGGGCCAGCCCATCACCCCCAAGCAACGCGCACTGTGGTTCCCTGAAATGGAGCACCGCCGTGCATCGCACTTGCGCTACACTCAGGACGCCCCTGAGCCTGTCGCATGAACCCGCGCTATCCGATCTATATTGTATCAAAAGGACGCGCTGACTCTCGCCTAACTAGCAAGGCGCTGGAGTCGATCAATGTCCCGTACTACATCATCGTGGAGCGTGATGAGTACGATCTGTACGCCAAGGTCATACACCCTGATAAGATCCTGACGCTGCCCCCGCAGTACCATGAGCAGTATGAGCCGTGCGATGAGCATGGACGCACCAAGCCGCTCGGCCCCGGCCCCGCACGGAACTTCGCATGGGACATCTCCTCCCTCTCTGGCTACCAGCGCCATTGGGTCATGGACGATAACATCGCCTCTTTCAATCGCCTCAACCGTAACCTCATGGTCAAAGTCACCAACGGCGCTATCTTCGCCGCCGCCGAAGACTTCACAGACCGCTACACCAACCTCGCCATCGCTGGCTTCAACTACGACTTCTTCGCCAAGGCCAAGGAACCACTCCCCGCATTCGTCCTAAATACGCGCATATACTCCTGCCTGCTCATAGACAACGCACTGCCGTACCGCTGGCGAGGACGCTATAACGAGGACACCGACCTCTCCCTCCGCGCACTCAAGGATGGCTACGTCACTTGCCAGTTCAACGCTTTCCTCCAAGAAAAGGCCACCACCCAAACCCTCAAGGGCGGCAACACGGACGCCTTCTACGCACACGAAGGCACAGGCCCAAAATCCGAAATGCTCAAAGCCCTGCACCCCGATGTCTCCGAAATCACTTGGCGCTTCAATCGCCTGCACCATCACGTCGATTACAAAAGATTCAAACGCAACAAACTCAATCGCGTCCCTCACTACGAACAATATGTTCGCACAGGCGCTGTAAACGATTATGGTATGCGCCTCACACAAATAGAAAAAACCACATGAGCGCTGGCAAAGGTGATAAGCCCCGTCCCACTAATCTAATCGTCTACAGGGAAAACTATGACGCTATCTTCTCCAAGAAGCGCCACACCCCCTCCGACACTCCCACACCCAATGACCAATCTCTGGTCTATAATGACGCCCCCGAAGCTCACAAAGACTCAATAGACAATGACCTTCGATGACCTCCGCAAACTCGGCTACTCCCAACTCCCTGATGGATCGTATTCCCGTCCACCTACCCCCGCACCTTCGCATAATTCTACCTCACTACCTAACCCCGTCACTCAACCAACTCCTAGGGAAACACTGGAGCCATCTCCTCAAAGAAAAGAAAAAGGCCGCTCTCGCGCTATCGTGTGCATTACGCGCAGATCGTGCCATGTCCTCGACTTGGACAATTTTGCAGGAGGCTGCAAACCTCTCATCGATCAACTCAGGTATGCCAAACTCATCCCGAATGATGATCCAGAAAGCATCGAACTCCAATTCGTCCAAGAAAAAGTCAAAACGCGCTTGGAAGAAGAAACCATCATCGACATCCGCTCGTAAAAAAGCATCGACTCATATTCAAACACCTGTTTGATTATACCATCGTTGCATAACCTGTCAATATTGAAGTCATAACCCCATGAAGAAGAAACAATTGGCAAAGCCTATCGGAAGACCTTCTTCGTACTCCGAATACATCGCCAACGCCATATGCGAGCGCATCTCCCTCGGTGAATCCCTCCGCGCCATCTGCCGCGATGATAACTTCCCCGACAAGGTTACCGTCCTCCGTTGGCTTAAAAAGTACCCTGAGTTTCGCACCCACTACGCACAGGCGCGTGACGAGCAGGCAGACACGTACTTCGACATGATCATCGATGAAGCATTCAGTTCGCATGATGCACAGATCGGACGGCTTCGCGTAGATGCTCTAAAATGGGTATCCAGCAAGCTGGCCCCGAAACGCTACGGTGATCGGATTGAGCATGAACATACAGGCGAGCAGAAGCTGACGCTCACCTTCAACACGCCTAGCCGTGACGAGCACCCTGAGCTAGTCGAGGCAGAAGTCATCGATGGCGACTTTGTCAGGATAGAGGAAAAGGAACATGAGCAGCCCTGAACTAAGTATCCGCCTGACGATATGCACCCCGTATGGCCCCGTGGGGGCTAGGCTATCTAGGGGGCTACCCATGCCCCGCTACGAGCAGACCTACCCCGATACCCCTGAGGGGAGAGAGGCAGCAGAGCGAGATATGGCGAATTTGAGAACGTACATGGACGCCTGCAACAAGCACAAAACCAAGGGCTTACGGAGATAACTTGCCTATAACGCAATACAAACATAGTCATGTATAGGCGAACAGACTCATCTATCAATTAATACCCCATATGGATAAATCAATGAATACCAAGAAGAAACGAGCCAGTGTTGGAAATCAACATAACAAAAACCTTGGGGAAGGTTTGCGCCCCAACACTGGCTCACCCCCGAAGACGGCTAAGCTCCAGACCGCTCTGGAACGCTGTGCCGACAGAGAACTGGCCCTGACGCTGGAAGTCTATGACCTGAAGATGAAGCTCAAGGATGCGATGGATTGCTGCAGGACGTTCTTTCACGTAGCAGGCAAATGCGCTGAGGATGGCTGGCTACAGTTTGAGCGAGCAGCGATCATGTATCAGCGCCTTCTGGAGAAGGAGGAGCGCCCGTGAAGATTACCCCTGAGACAGATGCCGTGCGGAAGAACCTTGTAGGCTCGCCTGTGGGCCGACAGATCATCCGCCTGACCGAACACGCTGAGCGCATGGAAGAGCAGCGCAATGACGTGTTCCATGATCTGGCAGAAGCCAAGCGCCTGCTGGAATGGCATACGCGCAAGACTCAGGCCGCAGTGGATGCTTTCATTGCAGTGAAGAAAGAGCTAGACGAGATAAAGGCTCACGCGAAATACGATGACGTAATGGCATGAACAAACCGCTACCACCAAAGCCAACAATGGCACAGATGGCGAAGAACTTCTTCAAGTCTGCCGCTGTGTTCGTCGCTGCAGGGATGCCTCGCGCCTCAGTCGCTGACATTGAGAAGCGCCTAGACTTCTGCCGCTACTGTGAGCATTACGACAAGACAGGCTACGGCGGCATGGGCAAGTGCAACGTCTGTGGCTGTAACATGGAAATAAAGAGCGCTATGGCAACGGAGTACTGTCCGACAGGCAAGTGGTGGAAGGTCAGCGCAAACAAGGAGGACGGCCATGAGAAGCAAGCTGATTAACATGAGAGGCCCAACAATAACGCCTATTATGTTTCTGGTTGGCATGGTTGTCTGCTGTGCGCTTGTAGCGATTGCGTCCAGAGCAGCAGACGCTTATCGCGCCAAGAAGCCAGCGCCGAACCTTGCGCTTTGTCCGCTATGCGAACAGCCTGTGCCATCATCGCGCTGATTATGTCTGGCTGTTCATCGCTGCCAGAAGTCGCGTATGACCATGAAGCAAGAATGCTTTGGCTTGGGCAGACGATCAGGTACTAGCGTTGTATAAACTGAATGACGCTTTAGTATACGCAACGGAACTTGTATTAAACGCAGTAGAGGAAAACTTTAACAAGTGAAACTCTTAATAAAGGCCAATATGACTTGCAGGACAAAGGAACAGCTTCTGACAAAGCTCAAGGAACTGATGGACGTGGACGAGCCGATCTTATTGGCTGACGGGTTTGAAGAGGCTTTCGTTGGGGTAGCAAGACAGTGCGGCAATCCCATTGCGATCTACCATCGCGAGAAATGCATAAAGATACTTATGCGTGATGGCATGAGTGAAGATGAGGCCGAAGAGTTCTTTGAGTACAATATCGAAGGGAACTATTCAGGGGAGCAAACGCCTGCTTATTTGGATTGGATACTTGAACCAGTGTTGCTGCATGGAAAGAACTAAGATCAGGAAGAGCCTTAACATGGCGCTGACGCTGGCGAAGGAGATTCGTGCAGAGGCGGAGCGCGATGAGTTAAAAGGCGTATTATATGCAGCAGCGCATATCCTGAAGAAGGCAACGGTTGGCGGCAAGATGCCGAAGTCGATTGATGAAGCGATGGCGAAGTCGATAGTGCTGCAGTTTGTTCAGGACTTGTTGGAGAAGGATCAGTTTGAGGCGGCGGCGACGATCCTGTGGGGCAGCACGGTTTACGATTGGCGTCCGCAATCAGCGAAGGACACTTGGCGCTGCTTGTTTGAGCATGACAAGCTGCTGATTCAGGGAGCGGGTGCGATGGGCAAGACGTTCAATGCGGCGGCATGGTTCTTGTTGGATTGGATGCGCGATCCTTATTACACCTGTATTAAAGTTGTTTCGCTGACTGAGGCTCACGCACAGCGGAACGTATTTGCAGCGATTAAGACGTTTTATAGAACGGCGCTAGTGAAACCAGAGTATGAGGGCGGCGAGGAACTGGTGAAGTCGATTCAGGCGAATGACGATGACAAGAACGGGATTCATCTGGTGGCAGTGCCGAGGGGTGACAGTGGGACGGGAACGCTGCGCGGATTCCATCCAGCGCCGAGAGCAGGGAAACCGCATCCGAAATGGGGGCTTATGAGTCGAACCCATGTGGTACTGGACGAGGCGGAGGAAGTTCCTGCAGGCGTATGGGAAGGCTTGCAGAACATCTTGTCGGCGGCGGATACGGAGGGAGCAAAAGGACGTATTAAGATTTTTGGAGCGTCGAACCCGAAGGATCGGATGAGCGAGTTTGGCAAGCGATGCGAGCCAGAGGGCGGGTGGCTCACTGCGGACTGTGAGGAGGACTTTGAGTGGAAGAGCAGGGATGGGTGGCACGTATTGCGATTGGATGCGGCTAGGTGCGAGAACGTGACGGAGAAGCGGGTAGTGTTCCCCGGCTTCCAGACCTACGAGGGCTACATGGCCTATGAAGCGAGGGGCAAGACGGCGGAATACTACACGATGGCTCGCGGCTTCTTCCCGCAGGAAGGCATAGCGATGGCGATCATAACGCCTGCTATGATGGACAATTCTATTGGGAACGTGCGGTTCATTGGGCCAGTAGTGCCATTGGCGGCATTTGACTTAGCCTTGGAGGGAAACGATCAGGTGCTGTGCTCGCATGGGCGGTTTGGCCTGAGCGATGGCTGGACGCCTAGGGATGGGAAGTTCATTGAG